AGACTACATTTTATTCATCCTTTTCTTCACTTTCTTCATAAAAATCTGTAGCCTCTCCAATTCGCTTGTCAAACTTCATGATGACTTCATCATCCATGATTTCCATAACGGTCTTGCGAAACTCTGGATCTTGTAGACGCTCGGTCCACTTGGAGGCTTGAAACTTTGCGCCAACAGGCTCGCCATCCGCATCAAGCAACGAGAACCACGCACCAGCACGGGCGAGTCGCGATGAACTGTGAATAGCGTCGAACCAGCTTTCCTCGTCTTGGACACCGATGGCGTCACCCCAAAGGATCTTGAAGTTACACTGACGACCTTGGGTTCCGAAGCGGGACTTCTCCAGTTTGACCTTGACCTCGGAACCAATGCGAAAGCCCTTGTCATCTGTGATGAAGCTTGCCTTAGCCTTACGACCGGTGAGCCAGATGCGCAACGAGTACGCATAAATCATAGCCTTGCCGCCGGGAGTCATGTACGGAGTCGTCATAGCCTCAGACGGTGAGCGCGTGATGTTGGTTTTAAGCTGGTTAAGAACAAGGAACGTGCATTGCGAGTTGGCGATAGGCACAGTCAGCTTGGACATACCCTTTGCCAAAATACGAGCCTTCACTGCCATAGACGACAACGGATTGAAGTCTCCCTCAACATCTGAGACAGATGGAGTGAGAGCAAGCGAGTCCCACACGAACAGCATGCGGTTGTCATTCGATCCCAACAGCTCTTCGATAGTCTCAAGAACAAACTCAACTGAGGTTGCCTGAACATACAAAAGGTTATTAAGATCGCAGCCTGCACGCTCAAGGAACGTGGGATCAATAGCGGACTCTGAATCAAAATAGATAACGTCCATGCCCATCTTCTGAGCATTAGCGGCTACCTGTGCTGCCATGTAACTCTTACCGGTGGCTTCAAGACCAGCGATCTCAACCACCTTGCCGACAGGAATGCCAGCCAGTCGCCCACGACAAATAATAGAGTCGAGCCAGCGGGAGCCGGTGGGGATCCAGTCCTTCACCTCCGTTGGGTTCTCTTCCTTAAGGTCGTGTGCTACGTTCTGACCAGCCTTCTTGTTGATCAGATCGCGCATTTGTGTGATAGAGAGCTTACCAGCCCCATTTGATTTCTTAGATCGTGCCATTCTCAATTTATTCTCCTGAGTTGTGATACTATAGTACCATAGATTATTTTGTTTGTCGAGCGATTTCTTTAAAAAGATCTACCAAGGATCTCCGCTCATCTTCAAAGATGAAGCGAGCTTCTGAGATTCAAACTTGAACCTCATCTTCATTACTCGCTTGCCGCCTGCCATAACACCGATGGAATCACTACCCACTTCTTGTAGCGTAATCTCATCTGACATTAAAGCTTTATATTTCTCGTTCTTGACCGGATCTGAAATAGATGCACTAAAGTCTTTTTTGCCCCCGCCTCGACCGGTCACCTTAATATAATATGGGTAGTTGTCCTTTGCATCCATCCACACGTCTAGAATATGTTGGCGAATGTCCTCTTGTGACATGTTAGAGATATGCTCCAGCAATACACCACGGAGTGTGTTCAACATGGTTGCGCCGATCTTCTCGGCTGCAGCCTTCAATTCTTCATTCCCAACAGCACGCAAAAACTTTTTTCTTTCCTTCGCAGTGCGGGGTAACCCCATACTCTCAATGGCGATCTTGTCCATATCATTCAGTGCTGCAAGCAAGTCAATACCAAGCGACACACCGACTGGTCTGACGCCGGGATTCTTAAACCCAATATCTCCTGAAGATTTTGTACTCTTCGCACTGATGCCCAGAAACTCACCACCAGAAAACTGCAACAGAATGTCGGTTGGATTGCCGGCAGAAACCTCTGCCCCAACTGCCTGACTCAGAACGCCGGGACGCGCTGTCCACCAGACATTAATAATATTGCCCTCCCAGCCGTTCTCGTCAGCCCAATTCATAGTTTCATCAAACATAGCTAGCGCACGACCCTGTTGGGCTTGAAACTCTTCAGGAGTTACTTGTGATTGGCGTTGCAGTAGTGCCTGCTCTGCCTCTTCTCCATTCACGAAACGATTCCAGCTATTTCCTGCTGCAATATATCCGAACAAAATCTCATTAATGTCGGCACCAAGAGTGTTCTTTGACTCTCTCATATTGGTGCGAAACTTATGCAATACTGGCTTCATTGTCATTACCCTATAATTAGTATTTCAGATGAGGAACCCATCGTTTTTTTGCCAACGCATTTGCCATCGACCCACTCGACATTCTTCATGCCGTATGCCCATTCAGCAGCGACGATCTTCCGGTTAGAATAGAGGTCACGTACCTCTGGACAATCATTGTATGACATGACCCAATCGGATCTGTCGGAAATCAAGTTATAAAGCGCCATATGGTCGAAACCGGCGTGTAAGCCCCCTGCTTGCCCATAGAGCATCGCTGCGTCTTCTGGCAGCATGTAGGGCGGGTCAAGGTACAGGAAGGCTCTAGGGTGCCATGGGAGGCTCGTCTGGAAATCTGCGTAGTCTACCCTGAAATTCTCGGCGTTAAACTTACGCAATCGGTCGATAGATGACTGTGTGAACCGAGCGTATGATGCTCGCTTGGACCAGCCACCAGAAAAGGTAGCTCCTGAGAAGCTAGCCCTGTTGATTGCATAAAACTTTGCTGCCTTCTCGTACGAAAACATGAACGATGGATCTCGGAGGTCTTCCCGAAGCTTAATAAAATCTTCTTTGGAGCAGCCCTCTACAAGCTTAGTAATACCCTTCTCTTCAATCTCGTATTCTGTACGCAGAGCCGTGACCTCTTCAGCCAACCTATCATTGTCCGCGCACAGTGCTTGCCAAAACCAGACGAGAGGCACCAATTTGTCATAACCAATGACCTCGGTGCCTCTCGATGCTACAGCTAACTCCACTGAGCCACCTCCAAAAAACGGAGAACACAAACGAGGCACATCTTCCGGTATATGTGGAAGAATATGCTTGACTGCTCGTGTCTTGCCGCCGGGGTAGCGCAGTGGAGTCTTCATAAACTAAGAATTCTTAGTGTTCTGAACGTCCACACGGACTTCCTGTGCTGCAGTCTTGACTTCCTGCATTACCTTTCGGATCCGTGTGCCAGCAGCATTGTTGCCACTGTCATAAAACTTGCCATAGTCATTGCGTGCTTCTTCAAGAAGTGCAATCATTTCTTCTAGCTTATTCATTGTGTTTCTCCTTTGTAAAAAAGCGGCAGACTTTTGACCGGTCTGCCAGCGGCTGCGATTACTCTACAGTAGTCTCGGTGGTGGTTTCCGTAGTGGTTTCTTCGATTGTTCCTTCTGTGGGCGTGCCCTCAGTAGTTGTGTCGTTCTCTACAGCCGGTGTAGTAGTGGTACCACCCTCGACCGTTGCCGCGGCATTTTCAGTATTAGCCGTGGTGGTCGTAGCATCCACATCACCACCGGTGGTGTTGATTCCGTAGATTACTGCCCCAACAACCAGCACTGCGATGCCGCCGCGTACGATGTTGTTTGATAAAATACCAGTCATATCTACTCTTCTCCCCCGGCACCGGTGTCCTCAACTGCTGTTTCTTCTTCTGCTGCCGTGTCTTCGTCCTTATCCCCGCACGCAAACATTAGCGCGAGCGGGAGGACGCAAATAAGATTTCTCATTTTGTCTCCTGTATAATGAAAAATAGGGCACCTGTATCCCGTGCCCTCCTGCGGATTAAAAAATGTGAGGCACCTGATAACCCTGTGCCTCCCTGTGGGCGGGCGTTATGCCCCCATCAACTCATCAAAGGCGGCGTCAACAGGATCGGTCGCGGTTGTTGTCGCGCTATACTTCGTCGTTTCATTCGATGAAGTCTCTGCACTTTGATCGCCTGACAGATACTCATCAAGCATAGCATTCACATCTTCTGTGGACTTCCGCTCAAAAAGGGTGTCAAAGTCAGGAATGTTGTCGAGAAGCTCTGCACAGCGCTCGTCGCCTCCAACTGCTTCGTCGCAAAGCGGCGAAGAACGACGACGAGGGGTCAACTTCGTCTGGGGGAAAGAGGCGCCCGAAGGCTTACCGTAGGTAAGCACCAAATCAGTGCCACTTTCTGGATCGGTGATGTCACCGTACTCCGGGTTAAGAACTAGCCCAAGCAAGGACTCGTAAGCCATCTTGCCATAGCCCCAAGCGCGAACGCCTGAGTCTTCCTCACCTCGGACGAGAACAGGGCTGAAGAAACGCTGGCGGGCGAAAAGCCCCTTAGCCATCTTCTTAGCTGATTCGTCGTCGTTTGCAGAACCCTCCTTCCAGAGTTGTGATGCAAACTCGCAAACGGGACAGTCATCGCCGTAGTTGCGCTTTGGACATAGGAAGCCACGGTTTTGTCCCACATTATAGTGGAAGTGAAACTCGCGGAAGGGGTCGCCATCTTCAGTAGGAACAATGCGAATCGCTTGCTCCCCATCGGCGGGACGCCAGAACTTCTTATCGCCGGAATCTTTGTTTTGTAGAGAGTCCAGCTTCGCTCTCATTTTTGATAGGTCAATTGCCATCTTATTTTTTTTCCTTTTGTGTTGTTATAGTCAAGATGATAAATCTCTCATCTTGCTGCGCTTAGTATAGCTTATTCTGAAGCTGAAGTCAAGTATTATTTTCAACTTTCTTCAAAGGGGCTATCAACCTCGATTTCGGTCACGTTACCTTCCACCGTTTTCCAATTAAACATGCGGAATGCGTGCGTGTCCAAGTCCCAAACTAGTTCCAAGCCCTCAGACAAGGTGGACTTTCGACCAGTACCCTTAATCTGCATGGCGATAAACTTTTCGGGAATATCTGTCATACGGACAAAACGCATTGTGCGCTCATCTCCGTTCTTCTTTGTGAATGTGCCGTTGTATGCTTTCATCAGCATTAATGCTCCTGTTGTGTTTCGGATGTGTTGGCTATTAAATAGCCATAGTTGTCTTCATAGTCAGTAGAGTGAATCCGTACCGATACGATAGTTTCCTCACCTACCATTTTTGCGCTGCGTTCGCGCAAAGTCGTAAATAGATTGCCGTCTGTTTCAAGTTGTTCTTTATTGATAGCATAAATATAGCACCTTTCGTTGATGCTGTCAAGGGGGTAAAACAACTTTTCTTCATTTTTCTCGATATCAACCAATCCGAACGTTGAAACACGCGCAGTGACCAAAGAAGTCGGTGGCGTGTTATAGACCGTCTTGGTGTGCATAAACACATTAGTCATATGGATGGTTCCAACGATTAGTTCATTCAAGCGTCTATAATACCCGATGACGGGTACGTTGTCAAGGATTTTCTCAACTTCTTTATTATCAACGATGTAAGTCCTTTCAAACACTCCAGATCTTGCATATTCCTGCAGCACTCCACGCACAACACGTTCGTGCAAACGAGCCTCGTTGCTAAGCAGACTGAGATCTGGCTTGATATAAAGGATATTAATCTTGCACTTTTGCAGCTTTTCCAGAACACGAAGAGTTATTCCCGATACCCTGCCGGCGCCGCACACAATAAACAAAACTTCCGTGTCCTTTCTCACACCCCTGAAGAATGAGCGGAAGTTCAACGGTACCTTCTCGTATTCCTCTACGCTGTCAGCTTCGGGCAATGCAAAACTGCCCTTCTCTTTGGGTAACCCCACATCAAGTTTATAAACATTGTACTGGGGATATTTTTCAAACATTTCTGCAATATTGCAGCCTGCCGAGCCTAAGCCAATAATATTCATTTTTCAACCTTCCTGTCCCACACTGCCTCAAATATCCAGTGGGCTGTCATTAGCATAGCGTGCAAACAGAGTGTAAACCCTGTAGCTTCCTCTATATTACCAGTCCACAGATATGTTGTCAATAGTGTAATTGAAATCGAGCATGCACGCCACGATAATACCTTCGCTAATCTATGCATATGCCTCAACTATATAAAAAGTTTTTCCAGTTCTTAACGATAGACTCGTTAGTAGTTTGCGCAGGAGGGGCATCCCCAGCCCTGTCATCGGTTGCTGGGATGTTCTCGCCAACTACCTGATTGAACACTGCCTGAATCGCTGCGTCAAGCTCTTCTTCGTCTTCCCACTCCTCGATTGTCCATCGCATAGACTTAATCTGAGCATCACTACTGTGATCATAGCAGGAAAAGGTCAGAACAAGCCTAATGTTAGATGTTCCGTCCGCAGAACGAAGGTCTTCGGTGTACACTCTGAAGTCTGGGTATTGGCGATCATCGCCTGATACCTGTGTGCCTGCCCATGCTTTCTCCACCAATGCTTTGCGCATTGGAATAGTAAAGTCTCTGCTCTCCAAGATCGTGCGTGCGTCTTGAGCGCTCATGCCATCTGGAACATCAGGATATGCTGTGTGCGAGCCTTCGATCTCAGTATACGTCATGTAGTCTTCTTCGTTAGTGTTCATGTCCCACTCGTAGTATTCAGCGGCGCCGTTTTCGATCTCGGCGCCCCACTCGTTGATAGCGCCGCCTTCCATGTATCCATCGCGCTTAGCCATGCGAGTAAGCTCGCCTTTGACGGCATCGTACATGTCATCGATGTGGTTCAACTCG